GGCCAAGATTGTTAACAAGGGAGCAGGTGCTTATTTTTCATCTGGCTCGCGTCCAAATCAAACAGCTCAATCTTGGGGAATCGCGCGTCTTGCGAGTTCTGTTACGGGTGGAAAAGCAGCGGCAGTAGACTACAATATTTTGAAAGAAGGGTGCGCGGTTGGTAGCAAGGCGTTGCGATTAGCAAGTCATGTGAAACATCCAAGAAAAACAAGAAGAGTGACACTATAACAGAATGATATTCATATTTGCTAACATAAAAATTATTAGGAGGGGTCGTAGGGCCGCCAAGCGATATAGGTTCCCTACCCCAAACTGCGTTAAAATTCAAATATAAAAGTATGAATAACGATTTAAAGATTTTAATGAAAATCTAGATATAATGTCAAAAAAATCATCCACGGAAGACAATGTGTTAACTATTAAAACTGTTCAAATTGCGCCTTTTCGCACATTGATGACGGCTCTCAAAGACATTCTTTTGGAAACGAACATCACTTTTCAGAAAGATGGAATTCGTATTATCAACATGGACAAGTCACACACCATTCTGGCGCATCTTCATTTGGCCGCGCAAAATTTTGAGTTTTATGAGTGCAAGAAAGACAAGATTATCATTGGCGTGAATATGTTTCATTTGTTCAAGTTGATTAACTCTATTGATAATGACGATACACTTACCATATACATTGAAAATGCAGACTATGTTGATGGAATTGTTTCGCATTTGGCTTTGAAGTTTGAGAATGGTGAAATCAAACAGTGTAAGACGCAGAAGTTGCGCTTGATTGAGCCGGAGCCGGAGGAGTTGGAGTATCCGGACGTGAAGTTTTCCTCTGTCATCAATCTTCCTTCTGTTGATTTTCAAAAGATTATTCGCGACTTGTCGTGTATTTCGGATAAGCTGGAGATCAAGTCGGTTGGGAACGAGTTGATTTTTAAGTGTTCTGGACAATTTGCTTCTGCGGAGATTCATCGCGCGGAGTCGGATGGAAGTATGGGATTTGTTTTGAAACAGAATTCTAGCAAAGTGATTCAAGGCGAATTTTCGCTAAAGAATCTGGGATATTTTATCAAGTGTACCAACTTGTGTTCACAGATTGAGCTTTATTTGGAAAATGATTTGCCTTTGGTCGTGAAGTACAATGTGGCAAGTTTGGGCGAGATCAAGTTGGGTCTTGCCCCCATCCCTACTTCTTAAATAGTGATATGCATTATTATTATTATTATTATTATTATTATTTACGCTTCTACTGCTTATGGTCCTGGCCCAGGTACAGGTAAAGGAAATTTTCTAAAAATATAAACAATATCCATTGTTTCACCATCTGTTTTACTTGTATTGTCACTTTCTAATTCATGAAGGGTAGGTTTTCCAATTAGTGATAATTCTATTCCAGTATTTTCATCATTATACCAAAGTCTATATAGTGCTCCTTGGGTTAAATTATCACGTTGCCAAGCAAATAAATCCTCTACCGGGGCCGTGTGTGGTGTTGGAGTCATTGTAGCTTGATTTTTTAAAAAATCTTTAAATACAAGATTTTCATTTACTTGTTGTTCATGATTACTTGATGTTAGTTTAACTTGTTGATTATATAATTTTATAGGTATTTGAATGATAGCTCCTGGAGCTGCATTTTGTATCTCTGTTAATTTCGTTTCAAAAGAAGGTGGTGCTCCACCTCTCATTCTTTTTTTCAAGGTTTTATGTTTATAGTTGTGTTTTTTATAGTACTTTTTTTTAGAGATTTTTCTGTATTTACTATATTTTTTATTACGAACTCTATGTGTCTTCATATATTATGCTTTTAAAAAAATATGCTTTTACACCTTTTCTCATTTAATCAGCCCATTTCATGGGCTGTTTTGAGTGAAAAGGAAACGTTACATTGCGCATTTTCAATGCGAAATGGTGTAAAAGACGGAACTGTTTCTCTCCATTTTTGTTTTCTAAAAATTTTCAAATATTGATTGGTCACCGGTATACTGTTCTTCAGTTAAAGATGCGACATAATTATCGATTAGTGGGTCACCAATACATTTATACTGCAAACACGGCGGTTTGAATGTACGATTATATATTGCGTTTTCGTCAACGGATAAGCTCGAAAAATATGGATGTTTGAGAATGTTCTTCAATTCATGTTCGTTACCGAGACGTTTTTTGGGGTCCCCAGATAAAAGCTGTGTAATTAAATCACGAGCATTAGGAAAACCATCAGATTGTTTATCAACAGCTTTGGGTAATAAAATACCGTTTTTCTTTACTTGAGCAATATTCGTAAATAATTGGGTCATATCATTCGGATTAGAATTTGAAAATGGATTTCTACGAATTATCATTTCGTACATAATTACCCCGAACGCCCATACATCAACCATTTGATTATATCCATCATTAAATATTATTTCTGGAGCGAAATACTCGGGCGTTCCGCATAGGGTCATACAATGTGTTTTTTTACGAGTCGTTCCGTCGTCGCATATCTCTAAATATGGTAGATGCTTTGCTAAACCAAAATCCACAATGCGTGGATATCCGAGTGAGTCAATCATAATATTTTCTGGCTTTAGGTCACGGAAAATCACACCTTTGCTATGAATATGGTCTAGTGCAAGTATAATACACGCACTATAGAATACACAAGATTCATGGCTTAATTTTTCGTCTTCATATATAACAGTAAATAACTCTCCACATTCAACAAGTTCTGTTATTAAACATAATTCATCATTCGTTTGACATGTGCCATGTAAACGTAAAACAAATGGATTATCCATTTCCAAAAGAATATTTTTCTCATCCATAACTTGCTTTATGTTATTTTTATTAATATTGTTTTTTGAAAGCTTCTTTACCGCATATCTTTTTCTATCCTTATACACCTTTGAACCATCTTCATATGTGGCTAAGAATACATTGCCGTATGTACCTGACCCAAGAATACTAATTATATTAAATTTATCAGGGTCGAAAAGCATACTTTTTTTCAGGGCATCGTTCTCCATACTATCAGTGCTACATAGAGAACTTACATTCGTTAGACATACGGTAGAATAGTCATCATTCGCCCCCTCATTATCTACAAAGAACTGTTTTTTGTAAAGGTCTTTATTACACTCTATAAATGCTAGTTCTTCCTCTACTTGATTATCTAGTTGATATGCAGTCGCTAAATAGTCGGGTTCGGTGGTAGTTGGATATATTTTATTCGGTTTCGATATATCAAATATTTCACTTAATTTACGAGCAATTTGTCTTATATTTGTAGTTAGGTTTGTTTTATTATTATTTGTTTTCATTTATTATATTATAATATATAAAAAATGTTTATATAATTTCATTATAAAGAATAATTTTACACCATTTCGCGTTGAAAAACGCAAAATGGGCGTTTTGAATGAGAAAAGGTGTAAAAAAAACATGGCAAAATGGCACGTCATCTTTAACCTGCTGTTGGCTAGCGACTTCGTCTCTCTTGTACCAAGAGAATCAAATACATCTATAATAAACTAGACGAAGTCGCGCGACCACCTTCGGCGGCCTTGCCATTTTGCCATGCTTTTTCTAAAAGCATAAAGCATTTCTATCTACTCAAAGAAAATCTACTTAAAGAAATCAATATAAATTTAATATATTGATTTCCAAAATGACAACCACTGGAGCAACCATTGTTTCTGCTTTTATGACAAATATAAATTTTAGAGGAGATCGTTCTTATGATAAATACCTTGAATTAGCCAGTCATCTGCTAAAAACACCTATAAACAAAATTATTTTTATAGATTCTACTGTATACTCGCAGTTCAAGCATTTCAACAATGACAATACCGTGATTATTCCGTTTTACAAAGAGTCCAATTACTTGTACAAGTACAAGGATATAATAGATAATTCTAGTATTTCAACTACAAATCCTAAAAAAGATACAATTGAGTATATGATGACAATGTGTCATAAAACAGAATTTGTGCGAATGGCGATTCAAATGAACTTGTTCAATTCTACACAATATATTTGGATGGATCTTGGAATTAAACACATGATGACATGCAGTGATGAAGAGTTCGTGGAAAAGGTAATGAGATTAAAAGACATTGAATACAAGTTAAACCATATAAGAATACCTTCTATTTGGAGTCCGGACAACAACTATCAAGTAGATTTATATAAAGATATATCCTGGTATTTTGCCGGAAGTATATTTGGTGGAAATAGTACTATTTTGATGTTGTTTGCAGACTTGGTAAAAGAAACCTGTTTAAAAATTATTACAGAGAAAAAGATTCTTATGTGGGAGATTAATATTTGGCAAATTATTTATAAAATGGATCGTTGGAGATTTTTGTATTATTTTTCTGGACACAATAACTCTATTCTTGATGGTTATTAAATTTATTTTTATATTTTATATTCTATTTATAATGAAATGTCTTTGCAATATTTGTCATGATATCTCATCTGTTATATTCATCGTGTTATAAAGTGTAATTTATTTTACACCTATTTTTATACCTTTGCGCATTTGAAATGTGCAATGATATAAGATAAGATTAATCCTTCTATTTTTTTTATAGAACCTATATATATAATGGCTAGCAGCAGGAGTTACGGTAACTATCTGCAGTCTATTAGAGACTGTCAAAATATTAGACCCTGCCCTCCTCCGCCATCTCCTGGGTATCCTTGTGTGGTTCCTGGACCATATGGTCCGACTGGAGCGCCTGGCCCAGTCGGACCAACTGGTATGCCTGGTCCTTTAGGTCCAGCTGGTTCTGCTGGTGGTATAGTGCTGTTTATGAATATATTAGAAACTGTAACTGTTGACAATGTTAATTTTTATAATGTTGATTCAGAACTATACGAAACTTGTAGACCTATACAGAAAAATGTCATAATTACAGACTATATTTGTGGAACACCGGTACCCCAAGTTCCGCCTGGTGGAGATGGATTGAACTCTATGTCGCCTTATTATCCTCCGTCGCCATACTGTCCAATGCCTGTTCAAGATTCAAGTTGTTGTAGTGGAGAAGGTATTCAATTTGCTCTTAGATCCGGGTTGCTGTCTTCTAATATTGTTCCTCCGGGTGTCTGGGATATGCATGTTTGGGTAAGAGTTGGTTATACAGATCCAAATAATAAAATTTATTTGCAATGGCAACTCTACGAACAAGATGAAACGGGACCTTTTAACCCTTTGCTTGTTCACTGCTCAGAAAGAATATGTGTTCCAGTAGAAACAAACTGCGCACACTCTATTGAAGTGACTATTCCGGGCGATATAAAACTGCCTATTATTTTATGTGGAACTAGCACCAGATTGTTGGTCGGACTAAAAGCGTTTTCTAACTGTCAAAATGCGTGTATTAGTTTGTACTTTGAAAGTACGAATCCGTCGTTTCTTAGAACAACGTTGGTTCCATTTGGACCCACAGGGTTTACTGGTGTAACTGGAACGGTGGGACCAACTGGTGATACTGGACCACAAGGTATTCCTGGAACAGCAGTAAACACTGGAGCGTCTGGACTCACTGGTGCTACAGGAGGATTTACCGGGTGGACTGGTTTTACCGGAAAAACCGGTCCTACTGGACAAAGGGGGGCTACTGGTTGGACGGGAGTTACTGGTCATACTGGTCTTCAAGGACCTCGTGGAATTCCTGGAACTGCCGTAAATACGGGTGCAACTGGATGTACTGGATTTGGAGACACTGGAGATACCGGTCCAACTGGATTTGGAGATACTGGAGATACTGGTCCAACCGGATTTGGAGATACTGGAGATACTGGTCCCACTGGGTTTGGTGATACTGGAGATACTGGTCCAACGGGAGAAATGGGGCCTACGGGAATTACAGGACCACAGGGTATTCCTGGTATCGCGACAAATACTGGTGCAACTGGATTTACTGGAAAAACCGGAAAAACTGGATTTACAGGTAGAACAGGATACACTGGCATAACTGGTTCTACAGGAAGAACTGGCTTTACAGGAAAAACTGGAATTACTGGACCAACTGGACTTACCGGAGACACTGGAGACACTGGTCCTACAGGTGATACCGGTCCAACTGGTTTCACTGGTATTACTGGAGAGACTGGAGATACTGGGCACACAGGACCAACTGGAGGATTCACTGGATGGACTGGACAAACAGGTGTTACTGGAACTACTGGAGTTATTGGAGCTACTGGTTTCACTGGTTTTACAGGAATTACCGGAGTAATTGGGTCAACTGGATTAACTGGTCAAACTGGTCAAACTGGTCAAACTGGCCAAACAGGACAAACTGGTCAAACTGGACAAACAGGTAACGTTGGATCTACTGGACGAACTGGAGTAACTGGATTCACTGGATTTACTGGTCATACTGGAGTTACTGGACCAACTGGATCTACTGGTATTACTGGGGTTACTGGTGTTACGGGTATTACCGGTATAACTGGTGATATGGGTTCAACTGGCATTACTGGATCAACGGGAATAAAGGGAGACACTGGTATACAAGGAATACAAGGGATTACTGGACCTAGTGGAACACCTGGTGTTATTGGAACGACTGGTACGACAGGTTTAACTGGATATACTGGTTTTACAGGAGTTACCGGATTTACGGGGTTTACCGGAACTATTGGACAAACTGGACAAACCGGTACTACTGGTTTTACTGGACCAACTGGACCAACAGGATCTGTAGGTCCTACTGGATTTACTGGACCAACTGGACCAACTGGATCAACTGGACCAACTGGACCAACTGGATTTACTGGTTGCACTGGAGATATTGGTTTAACCGGTTTTACCGGAATTACTGGATTTGGAGCGACTGGTTTTACTGGATTCACTGGTATTACTGGTGTTACTGGTTTTACTGGGTTTACTGGTAGAACTGGAAGAACTGGACCTACAGGAACTACTGGATTGACTGGATCAACTGGATCAACTGGATCAACTGGACCAACTGGTTCAACTGGACCTACTGGAGATATTGGTTCAACTGGTTTTACTGGAACTACTGGTGTTGGGGCAACTGGTTTTACTGGATTTACAGGTATTACAGGTTTAACTGGATTTACTGGTAGAACTGGAGCGACCGGATCCATAGGATCCACAGGAACTACTGGATTGACTGGATCAATTGGATCAACTGGATCCACTGGACCAACTGGACCAACTGGACCAACCGGCTGCACAGGAGATGATGGTTCTACTGGTTTTACTGGAACTACTGGTGTTGGAGCAACTGGTTTTACTGGATTAACTGGCATTACAGGTCTTACTGGTGCTACTGGTAGAGTTGGAGCTACAGGATTTACAGGAAGTGTTGGATCTACAGGAGTTACTGGGTCCACAGGGTTTACTGGCGCTGCTGGATTTACCGGGTTTACTGGTTTTACAGGTTGCACGGGAGATATTGGTTTTACTGGCCGCACTGGTCCCACTGGGTTGCCTGGAGTTACTGGAACTACCGGTCCTACTGGGATTTCCGGTTCCACTGGTAGAACGGGTTCATCTGGACCAACTGGACCAACTGGACTAACTGGATTTACCGGTATTACAGGATTTACGGGTCCTACAGGAGTGGGAGGCACTGGTTACACTGGAATTACCGGAAGAACCGGAGCAACTGGTGTTATTGGGGCCACTGGTTTTACTGGTTTCACTGGTATAACTGGAACAACTGGTTCTATTGGTGGAACTGGATCAACCGGTATTACAGGAGATACTGGTGTTACTGGCTATACTGGATCTACAGGAGTTACAGGAGCGACTGGGTTTACTGGCGCCATGGGAACTACTGGCGTCACCGGAATAACTGGTTTTACAGGAGTTATTGGACCTACTGGACCTACTGGAATAACTGGATATACTGGTGTAACTGGAGTAACTGGAGACGCTGGTGTAACTGGTTTTACTGGCATTACAGGAGCTACTGGTATAACTGGAATTACAGGAATAACGGGATTTACAGGAAGAACTGGACAAACTGGACTAACTGGTCAGACTGGCTCTAGCGGATCTAGTGGAGCTACTGGTTCTACTGGTTTTACCGGAATAACTGGAGATACTGGTATAACTGGAATAACTGGAGACACTGGTGTGACCGGGTTTACTGGTACTACGGGAACTACGGGTATAACTGGCGTTACAGGAATAACGGGACTTACAGGAAGAACTGGTCAAACAGGAAGAACTGGTCAAACTGGTTCCACTGGACCTAGTGGAGTTACTGGTTCCACTGGTCCTACTGGAATAACTGGAGATACTGGTATAACTGGGGACACTGGAGACACCGGTGCAACTGGTGCGACTGGTTCGGTGGGAACTACGGGTATAACTGGCATTACAGGAATAACGGGATTTACAGGAAGAACTGGTCAAACGGGAAGAACCGGTCAAACTGGTTCTACTGGACCTAGTGGAGTCACTGGTTCCACTGGTCCTACAGGTCCTACTGGAGATACTGGTCTAACTGGAATAACTGGAGATACTGGTGTCACCGGTTTTACAGGAACTACAGGAACTACAGGTACTACTGGCGTTACAGGAATAACGGGATTTACCGGAAGAACTGGTCAAACAGGAAGAACTGGTCAAACTGGTTCCACTGGATCTACTGGAATTACTGGTCCTACTGGTCTTACAGGTCCTACTGGAGATACTGGTCTAACTGGAATAACTGGAGATACTGGTGTAACCGGGTTTACTGGTATTACGGGAATTACGGGTATAACTGGTTTAACAGGAATAACGGGGTTTACTGGAAGAACCGGTCAAACTGGAAGAACTGGTCAAACTGGTTTCACTGGACCTACTGGAGACATTGGTCCTACCGGATTCACTGGAATAACAGGAGATACCGGCGTAACTGGAATAACTGGAGACACTGGTGTGACCGGGTTTACCGGTACTACGGGAATTACAGGTGTAACTGGTTTTACAGGAATAACGGGACTTACAGGAAGAACTGGTCAAACAGGAAGAACTGGTCAAACTGGTTTCACTGGACCTACTGGAGACATTGGTCCTACCGGATTCACTGGAATAACAGGAGATACTGGTGTAACTGGAATCACTGGAGACACTGGCGTAACCGGGTTTACTGGTATTACGGGAATTACGGGTATAACTGGAGTTACTGGAATCAGTGGTCAAACAGGAAGAACTGGTCAAACAGGAAGAACTGGTCAAACTGGTTTCACTGGTCCTAGTGGATCTACTGGTTCTACTGGTATAACTGGAATAACAGGAGATACTGGTGTAACTGGAATCACTGGAGACACTGGCGTAACCGGGTTTACTGGTATTACGGGAACTACAGGTGTAACTGGTTTTACAGGAATAACGGGACTTACAGGAAGAACTGGTTTTACGGGTCATACTGGTCAAACAGGAATAACTGGATTTACTGGACCTAGCGGACCCACTGGCTCAACTGGATCAAGTGGACCTACTGGATCAACTGGCTTCACTGGTATTACTGGTGATACTGGTATTACAGGTGTAACGGGTCCTACAGGTTCCACTGGTTTAACTGGTCCAACAGGTTCTACTGGTTTTACTGGTTTCACCGGTTTAACCGGACGTACTGGTTTTACAGGTCCTAGTGGTCCAACAGGAACTACGGGAGCAACAGGAGCAACTGGTTTCACTGGGCAAACTGGACTCACGGGTATTACTGGTGATACTGGTGTTACTGGATTTACTGGTACTACTGGTCTTACTGGTCCCACAGGGTCAACTGGATCAATTGGTCCAACTGGACTAACTGGCTTTACTGGTTTTACAGGTCCTAGTGGTCCAACAGGAATTACGGGAGCAACTGGCTCAACTGGCTCAACTGGCTTCACGGGACAAACTGGATTCACGGGTATTACTGGTGATACTGGTGTTACGGGTGTAACGGGTCCTTCAGGTTCCACTGGTTTAACTGGTCCAACAGGTTCTACTGGTTTTACTGGTTTCACCGGTTTAACCGGACGTACTGGTTTTACAGGTCCTAGTGGTCCAACAGGAACTACGGGAGCAACAGGAGCAACTGGTTTCACTGGGCAAACTGGACTCACGGGTATTACTGGTGATACTGGTGTTACTGGATTTACTGGTACTACTGGTCTTACTGGTCCCACAGGGTCAACTGGATCAATTGGTCCAACTGGACTAACTGGCTTTACTGGTTTTACAGGTCCTAGTGGTCCAACAGGAATTACGGGAGCAACTGGCTCAACTGGATCAAGTGGACCTACTGGATCCACTGGCTTCACTGGTATTACTGGTGATACTGGTGTTACTGGATTTACTGGTACCACAGGCTCAACTGGTCCCACAGGCTCAACTGGATCAACTGGACCAACTGGACCAACTGGCTTTACTGGATTAACTGGTCCTACTGGTTTAACTGGTCCTAGTGGTTCAACGGGAACTACTGGATCAAGTGGACATACTGGATCAACTGGCTTCACTGGTATTACTGGTGATACTGGTCATACTGGTGTTACTGGATCTACTGGACCTACTGGTCGTACAGGTTCTACAGGTTTGACTGGATCAACTGGTTTAACTGGTTTTACTGGTTTAACGGGACCTAGTGGTCCAACAGGAATTACTGGATCTACGGGATCAACTGGCTTCACTGGATTTACAGGAATTACAGGACCTACTGGAGGATTTACAGGAACTACTGGGACTACAGGATTTACAGGAGTTACTGGTATAACCGGGCCTACAGGTGGATTTACGGGTATAACAGGATTTTCTGGAATTACTGGAATAACAGGTCCTACAGGTGGATTTACTGGAACTACAGGTTTGACTGGATCAACAGGAGTAACTGGATTTACTGGAGTTACAGGATTTACTGGATCAACTGGATTTACTGGAATAACTGGATCAACTGGTGTTACTGGATCAACCGGCATTACTGGACCAACGGGTGGATTTACTGGTATAACAGGAAATAGTGGACCTACTGGGCAAACTGGTCCAACTGGAGTAACTGGATCAACTGGACCAACTGGAGTTATTGGAGATACTGGAGATACTGGTCTTATGGGCGATACTGGACCTACTGGAATTACTGGATCTACTGGTTTTACTGGATTTACGGGAATTACCGGTATAACCGGACCTACCGGTGGATTTACGGGTATAACAGGAATTTCTGGAATTACTGGAATAACCGGTCCTACAGGTGGATTTACTGGTATAACTGGACCTAGTGGTCCTACTGGTACTACTGGTATTACTGGTGTAACCGGTTTTACTGGATCTACTGGCTTTACTGGCCCTACTGGACTTACTGGAAGAACAGGATCAACCGGACTAACTGGACCTACAGGAATTACTGGCTTCACTGGACCTACAGGATCTACTGGATCAACTGGCTTTACTGGCTTTACAGGACAAACTGGATTTACTGGTATTACTGGTGATACTGGTGTTACTGGATTTACTGGTCCCACGGGTTCTACAGGTTTGACTGGTACGAGTGGATCAACTGGAAGAACAGGATCAACTGGACTAACTGGACCTACAGGAATTACTGGCTTCACTGGACCTACAGGAGCTACGGGATCAACTGGCTCAACCGGCTTCACTGGTATTACTGGTGATACTGGTGTTACTGGATTTACTGGTATTACAGGATTTACTGGTTTTACGGGTCCTACAGGTCCTACTGGTTTAACTGGTTTAACTGGTTTAACTGGATTTACTGGACCGACTGGTGGATTTACTGGAACAACAGGATTTACAGGTATCACTGGTTTAACTGGATTTACTGGACCGACTGGTGGATTTACTGGAACAACAGGTTTTACAGGTATCACTGGTATAACTGGTTCTACTGGAATTACTGGTCCTACTGGTGGATTTACTGGAATGACTGGAATTACTGGATCTACTGGATTTACTGGTACTACTGGAATTACTGGTCCTACCGGTGGATTTACAGGTATCACTGGTATAACTGGTTCTACTGGAATTACTGGTCCTACTGGTGGATTTACTGGAATTACTGGAATTACTGGACCTACTGGATTTACTGGTTCTACTGGAATTACTGGTCCTACTGGTGGATTTACTGGAATGACTGGAATTACTGGACCTACTGGAATTACTGGTCCTACTGGTGGATTTACTGGAATGACTGGTATAACAGGTAGAACTGGCTTTACAGGACTTACTGGACCAACTGGACCAACTGGTTCCACTGGATTTACAGGAATCACAGGAGATACTGGTGTTACTGGTGTTACAGGAGATACCGGTGTTACTGGATTTACAGGAGACACTGGTATTACTGGATTTACAGGACCAACTGGCCTAACTGGATCAACTGGAATAACTGGTATAACTGGTAGAACAGGGTTGACTGGACCTACAGGTAGAACTGGATTTACTGGTCCAACTGGAGTTACAGGACCCACAGGTAGAACTGGCCTTACAGGGCCTACTGGATCAACTGGACCCACTGGAGTTACAGGTGTTACGGGTGATACTGGTCCAACAGGTATAACAGGAGATACAGGTGTTACTGGAGATACTGGTGTTACTGGATTTACTGGTGTTACTGGATTTACAGGACCAACTGGTTTAACTGGTCCAACTGGAATTACTGGTATAACTGGTATAACAGGGTTGACTGGACCTACAGGTAGAACTGGATTTACTGGTATAACTGGACCTACTGGAACTACGGGTAGAACTGGATTTACTGGACCTACGGGTAGAACTGGTTTTACTGGTATAACTGGTTCTACTGGATTTACTGGTCCTACAGGTATTACTGGCGACACTGGTGTTACTGGAGATACTGGTGTTACTGGAGATACTGGTGTTACTGGATTTACTGGTCCTACTGGTCCTACTGGTCCTACTGGTCCCACTGGATTTACTGGTTTTACTGGATTCACTGGTCCTACTGGTATTACTGGTTTCACTGGAATAACTGGTCCAACTGGTCGTACTGGATTTACAGGAATTACAGGTCCAACAGGTAGAACGGGAACTACTGGAGTTACTGGCCCTACTGGCGGATTTACTGGGATTACTGGACCAACTGGACCTACCGGTTCCACTGGAATTACAGGTATTACGGGTGATACTGGTATTACTGGATCCACTGGACCCACTGGTATTACTGGTGACACTGGAGTTACTGGATTCACTGGTTTTACTGGATTCACTGGACCTACTGGATTAACAGGTCCCACTGGTATTACTGGTCGCACAGGATTCACTGGTCCCACAGGATTCACTGGTAGAACTGGATTTACAGGACCTACTGGACCTACTGGTTTTACTGGACCTACCGGTTTCACTGGAATTACTGGCGATACTGGTGTTACTGGATTCACTGGACCTACTGGACACACTGGTTCCACTGGAGATACGGGTCCAGCGGGAATTAATGGATACACCGGTGTAACTGGATTCACGGGACCCACTGGATCTACTGGATTTACCGGTTTCACTGGTCAAACAGGAATTACTGGTCGCACTGGATTCACAGGACCAACAGGACCAACTGGTAGAACTGGATTTACTGGTATAACTGGACCTACCGGATTTACTGGACCCACTGGTTCAACTGGACCTACTGGACCCACTGGAATTACTGGCGATACTGGTGTTACTGGATTCACTGGACCAACTGGAGATACCGGCATTACAGGTGATACGGGTGTTACTGGATTCACTGGACTTACTGGACCCACTGGACTAACAGGATTTACTGGTTTCACTGGAACAACTGGTATGACTGGCCGCACTGGATTCACTGGGCAAACTGGACCAACGGGTAGAACTGGAATTACAGGAATCACTGGTCCTACGGGCGGATTTACTGGGATTACTGGACCAACTGGACCTACTGGTTCCACTGGACCCACTGGAATTACTGGTGACACTGGTGTGACTGGATTTACCGGCCCAACCGGCATAACTGGAGATACGGGTGTTACTGGTTTTACTGGACCTACCGGATTTACTGGACGTACCGGTTTCACTGGACAAACAGGAATTACTGGTCCCACAGGATTCACTGGTCCCACAGGATTCACTGGTAGAACTGGATTCACCGGTATAACTGGACTCACTGGATTTACTGGACCTACAGGATTTACTGGACCTACAGGACCCACTGGAATTACTGGCGATACAGGTGTTACTGGATTCACTGGACCAACTGGATATACCGGTATTACTGGAGACACCGGTGTCACTGGATTTACTGGACCCACAGGATTTACGGGATTTACTGGCCCTACTGGTTTCACTGGTCAAACAGGAATTACTGGTCGCACTGGATTCACAGGACCAACAGGACCAACTGGTATAACTGGATTTACTGGTATAACTGGACCTACCGGATTTACTGGACCCACTGGTTCAACTGGACCTACTGGACCCACTGGAATTACTGGCGATACTGGTGTTACTGGATTCACTGGAACAACTGGACCTACGGGAATTACAGGTGATACAGGTGTTACTGGATTCACTGGACCTACAGGACCCACTGGAGTAACAGGATTTACTGGTTTTACTGGGCAAACAGGTATTACTGGCCGCACTGGATTTACGGGACCAACAGGACCAACTGGTAGAACTGGATTCACGGGTTTAACTGGTCCTACGGGTGGATTTACTGGCTTTACTGGACCAACTGGACCTACCGGTTTCACTGGACCCACTGGAATTACTGGTGACACTGGTGTAACTGGATTTACCGGCCCAACCGGCATAACTGGAGATACGGGTGTTACTGGTTTTACTGGACCTACCGGATTTACTGGACGTACCGGTTTCACTGGGCAAACAGGAATTACTGGTCCCACAGGATTCACTGGTCCCACAGGATTCACTGGTAGAACTGGATACACAGGTATAACTGGGCTCACTGGATTTACTGGACCTACAGGATTTACTGGACCTACAGGACCCACTGGAATTACTGGCGATACAGGTGTTACTGGATTCACTGGACCAACTGGATATACCGGTATTACTGGAGACACTGGTGTCACTGGATTTACTGGACCCACAGGATTTACGGGATTTACTGGCCCTACTGGTTTCACTGGACAAACGGGAATTACTGGTCGCACTGGATTTACAGGACCAACAGGACCAACTGGTAGAACTGGATTCACCGGTATAACTGGACTTACCGGATTTACTGGAACAACTGGTTCAACTGGACCTACAGGACCCACTGGAATTACTGGTGATACTGGTGTTACTGGATTCACTGGAACAACTGGACCTACGGGAATTACAGGTGATACAGGTGTTACTGGATTCACTGGACCTACAGGACCCACTGGAGTAACAGGATTTACTGGTTTTACTGGGCAAACAGGTATTACTGGCCGCACTGGATTTACGGGACCAACAGGACCAACTGGTAGAACTGGATTCACGGGTTTAACTGGATCCACTGGATTCACTGGGCCTACTGGACTTACTGGACCTACTGGAATTACTGGTGATACGGGCGTTACTGGTAATACGGGTGTTACTGGTGATACAGGAGCAACAGGACCAGCAGGAGTTGATGGAACCGGTGTTACTGGATTCACTGGACCCACAGGACCTACTGGATCCACAGGACTTACAGGACGTACTGGTAAAACAGGAACTACTGGTCCCACAGGATTCACTGGTCCCACAGGATTCACTGGTAAAACTGGACACACTGGAATAACTGGATTCACTGGATTTACCGGACCTACTGGACCTACAGGAGTTACTGGCGATACAGGTGTTACAGGCGATACGGGTGTTACTGGATTCACTGGAACAACTGGACCTACGGGAATTACAGGTGATACAGGTGTCACTGGATTTACTGGATTCACCGGATTCACTGGACTAACAGGATTTACTGGTTTTACTGGACCAACAGGCATTACCGGTCGCACTGGATTTACGGGACCAACAGGACCAACTGGTAGAACTGGATTCACGGGTCTAACTGGATCCACTGGATTCACTGGACCTACTGGACCTACAGGACCTACTGGAATTACTGGTGATACGGGTGTTACTGGTGATACGGGTGTTACTGGGTTTACCGGACCTACTGGTCATAGTGGCCCCACTGGCTCAACTGGGCAAACTGGCATTACTGGATCCACTGGTCTAACTGGGTTCACTGGTTTTACTGGACAAACAGGACCAACGGGTCGCACTGGATTTACTGGACAAACTGGCCCAACGGGTAAAACTGGAACTACAGGAATTACTGGTCCTACTGGTGGGTTTACTGGAACCACTGGTCCTACAGGTGATACTGGCGTTACGGGTGATACAGGTGTTACTGGATTTACTGGAACTACGGGATTTACTGGACCAACTGGTATAACTGGACCAACTGGTATAACTGGTCTTACTGGTTTTACTGGACCTACTGGAGTTACTGGAATTACTGGAACTAGTGGGCAAACTGGACGTACTGGATTTACTGGACCTACTGGACCTACTGGATATACTGGACGCACTGGCTTTACTGGAATTACGGGTGATACAGGTGTTACTGGATTTACTGGACCTACCGGTATTACTGGAGACACCGGTGTCACTGGATTTACTGGATTCACAGGACCTACTGGACCAACTGGATTCACTGGACCAACTGGACAAACAGGCGCTACCGGTAACACTGGATTTACGGGACAAACAGGACCAACTGGTAGAACTGGATCCACAGGTATAACTGGTTTGACCGGATTTACTGGACCTACTGGACCTACAGGACCTACTGGACCCACTGGAATTACTGGTGTTACGGGTAATACCGGTATTACCGGAGATACAGGAGCCACAGGACCAGCGGGAAGTAGTGGATACACGGGTGATACTGGAATTACTGGCGATACAGGTGTTACTGGATTAACAGGACCAACTGGTAGAACTGGCCAAACTGGAGTTACTGGTCGCACTGGATTTACGGGACAAACAGGACCAACTGGTAGAACTGGACCTACTGGTCAAACCGGTAACACTGGTCAAACTGGACCTACAGGACCTACTGGCTTTACTGGAATTACTGGTGATACGGGTGTTACTGGTGATACGGGTGTTACTGGATTTACTGGTCCTACTGGTCCTACTGGTCTCACTGGCTCCACTGGGCTAACTGGGCTAACTGGACCCACTGGACCAACTGGATTCACTGGTTTTACTGGACAAACAGGTATTACTGGCCGCACTGGACCAACTGGCTTGACTGGACCAACGGGTAAAACTGGAATTACAGGAATCACTGGTCCTACTGGTGGATTTACTGGACACACTGGTTTTACTGGTGATACTGGTGTAACTGGAGACACAGGTGTTACTGGATTTACTGGACCAACTGGACCAACTGGACCAACAGGTTTCACTGGACCAACTGGTCTAACTGGTCTTACTGGTTTTACTGGACCAACAGGATTTACTGGCCACACTGGATCTACTGGGCAAACTGGTCGCACCGGATTCACTGGACCTACAGGACCTACTGGCTTTACTGGACCTACTGGATTTACTGGAATCACTGGTGATACAGGTGTTACTGGATTTACTGGACCTACAGGTATTACGGGTGATACAGGTGTTACTGGATTCACTGGCATTACTGGACCCACTGGCTTTACTGGATTTACTGGTTTTACTGGACAAACAGGTATTACCGGACGCACTGGGCCAACTGGCTTGACTGGACCAACAGGTAGAACGGGAATTACAGGAATCACTGGCCCTACCGGTGGGTTTACTGGACACACTGGTTTTACTGGTGACACTGGTATAACTGGAGATACAGGTGTTACTGGTTTTACTGGACCTACAGGTTTCACTGGCATTACAGGTTTCACTGGACCAACTGGTCTAACAGGCCTTACTGGACATACTGGATTTACTGGACCAACTGGATTTACCGGTACTACTGGGCAAACTGGTCGCACCGGATTCACTGGACCTACTGGACCTACTGGACCTACTGGACCCACTGGATTTACTGGAATCACTGGTGATACGGGTGTTACTGGATTTACTGGACCTACAGGTATTACGGGTGATACAGGTGTTACTGGATTCACTGGCTTTACCGGTTTCACTGGCTTTACTGGATTCACTGGACCAACTGGACAAACAGGTATTACCGGACGCACTGGACAAACTGGCTTGACTGGACCAACAGGTAGAACGGGAATTACAGGAATCACTGGTCCTACCGGTGGGTTTACTGGACACACTGGTCCTACTGGTGACACTGGTATAACTGGAGATACAGGTGTTACTGGTTTTACTGGCATTACTGGATTCACTGGCATTACAGGTTTCACTGGACCAACTGGTCTTACTGGTCTTACTGGTTTTACTGGATTTACTGGACCAACTGGATTTACTGGTACTACTGGGCAAACTGGTCGCACCGGATTCACTGGACCTACTGGACCTACTGGCTTTACTGGACCTACTGGATTTACTGGAATCACTGGTGATACAGGTGTTACTGGATTTACTGGACCTACAGGTATTACGGGTGATACAGGTGTTACTGGATTCACTGGCATTACTGGACCCACTGGACTAACCGGACGCACTGGATTTACTGGACCTACTGGACGCACTGGATTTAGTGGACCAACTGGCTTGACTGGACCAACGGGTATAACTGGAATTACAGGAATTACCGGTCCTACTGGTGGATTTACTGGAACCACTGGTCCTACAGGTGATACTGGTATTACTGGTGATACAGGTGTTACGGGATTTACTGGTATTACTGGTTTTACTGGACCAACAGGTTTCACTGGACCAACTGGTCTAACAGGTCTTACTGGACGCACTGGATTTACTGGACGTACTGGATTTACTGGACCTACTGGATCTACCGGACCTACTGGATTCACCGGGCCTACTGGACCCACTGGATTTACCGGAATCACTGGTGATACGGGTGTTACTGGTTTTACTGGACCTACAGGTATTACAGGCGATACAGGTGTTACTGGAGATACTGGTGTTACTGGATTCACTGGACGTACTGGATTCACTGGACTTACTGGATTTACTGGAAGAACTGGATTTACCGGAATTACGGGAAGAACTGGTTTTACTGGTTTTACTGGTCCTACTGGTATTACAGGTGATACTGGTGTTACCGGAGATACAGGTGTTACCGGATATACTGGTCCAACTGGATTGACTGGAGATACAGGTGTTACTGGATTTACTGGACCAACTGGACTTACTGGTTTAACGGGACCTACAGGAAGAACGGGATTTACGGGAATTACCGGGATTACTGGACGAACTGGTTTTACAGGTAGAACAGGACCTACTGGACCTACTGGACCTACTGGAATTACTGGAGACACTGGTGTTACTGGAAACACGGGTATCACTGGAGATACCGGTGTTACTGGTTTTACTGGAATTACTGGAATTACTGGTTTTACTGGAATTACTGGACCTACTGGTTTAACAGGACTCACTGGAAGAACCGGTTTCACAGGAAGAACTGGATTTACAGGACCTACAGGATTCACTGGCTTTACTGGCTTTACTGGAAGTACTGGTGACACAGGACCACAAGGCATTCCAGGAACATCCGCAGGATTGAATTATTATCTTGCTCTTGCTACTAGTCAAACTATCCCTCCAGGATCATCTGTATCTGGAACATTAGCAAAAGAACCACTAGGCAATGACACGCAAGCAACTATAACTTGGACAAATACTGGAGATACATTATTGGCAACATACAACTATACTGGATCAGATTTACCTTCATATGTTCCCAGCGGAAGCTGGGCGTTCAATATGTTTGCAAGCAGCGCAGATCCAACAAATACTTTTTTGAAATACACTGTTTTGATATATGATAAAAATACTCCAGCCAATACAACAGTTATTGTGCCACTAGGTTATGCACAGGCAATAACATCAACAGGAACAAACATACAAGAATACATATTTAATATATACATCAACAGATCAGTTCAAATTTCATATGCAAACCCCGGTCTCCGGTTGGAAATATACGGATTAAATACTAATGGATCAGGTCAAGTAGTTATATCTAGTAATTATGGAGGTGAAACAAATTCTTTTATACAATCAACATTTTCTGTTCCTGGCGTTACTGGATCTACCGGATTTACTGGGCCTACCGGATTTACTGGACGTACTGGACCCACTGGATTTACTGGACCTACTGGCTTTACTGGTCTCACTGGTCCTACCGGACCTAGTGGTCCCACTGGACCTAGCGGTATTACTGGTATCACTGGACAAACTGGTTTTACTGGACCTACTGGACCTAGTGGCACCACTGGAATAACTGGACCTACAGGTATTACTGGTCTTACTGGTCTTACTGGTCTTACTGGACCTAGTGGCCCCACTGGACTAACTGGTCCCACTGGTATAACTGGGCAAACTGGACAAACTGGTTCCACTGGCCCCACTGGACCTACAGGTATTACTGGGCAAACTGGTATTACAGGTTTTACTGGACAAACTGGAATAACTGGCCCCACTGGAATAACTGGAGACACAGGTGTTACTGGATTTACTGGATTTACTGGACCTACTGGCCCCACTGGCCCCACTGGACTAACTGGTATTACCGGTCGTACTGGACAAACTGGACCTAGTGGCCCCACTGGACCTACTGGTATTACTGGAATCACTGGTATAACGGGAATCACTGGACAAACTGGAATAACTGGAATAACTGGAGACACCGGTGTTACGGGTTTTACTGGATCTACTGGACCAAGTGGTCCTACTGGCCCCACTGGATTAACTGGACAAACTGGTATTACCGGTCGTACTGGACAAACTGGACCTAGTGGCCCCACTGGACCTAGCGGTATTACTGGAATCACTGGTATAACCGGAATCACTGGACAAACTGGAATAACTGGAATAACTGGAGATACAGGTGTTACGGGGTTTACCGGATCTACTGGACCAAGTGGTCCTACTGGCCCCACCGGATTAACTGGGCAAACTGGATTTACTGGATCTACTGGACCTAGTGGTCCCACTGGACCTACTGGTATTACTGGAATAACTGGTATAACAGGAGTTAGTGGCCCCACTGGTCAAACTGGTATAACTGGCCAAACTGGTCCTACTGGCCAAACTGGTCCTACTGGAATTACTGGTCCTACAGGTGGATTTACTGGCACCACTGGACCTAGTGGACCTACTGGACTAACTGGTATTACAGGCTTTACTGGACTAACTGGAATAACTGGATCAACTGGATATACTGGACTTACAGGACCTAGTGGAACAACTGGTACTACTGGACCTACAGGACCAACTGGATTTACTGGTATCACTGGTCCAACTGGCACTACTGGATTTACTGGACCTAGTGGACCAACTGGATTTACTGGAATAACAGGAATTACTGGTATAACTGGTCTAACTGGTGTAACTGGATTTACTGGACCTACTGGTGATACTGGTAGAACTGGCATAACCGGACCTACTGGCGGATTTACTGGAGCTACAGGATTTACTGGACCTACAGGATTTACTGGACCTACTGGAAACACTGGATCTACGGGATTTACTGGACATACAGGATTTACTGGACCTACAGGATTCACTGGACCTACTGGACTTACTGGAGTTACAGGACACACTGGTATTACTGGACTTACAGGACCTAGTGGAGTAACTGGATCAACGGGACCAACTGGTTATACTGGTATTACTGGACCAACTGGTGGATTTACTGGACATACTGGACCTACTGGAATTACTGGATATACTGGAATTACTGGTCTAACTGGACTTACTGGACCTACAGGACTTACTGGAGATACTGGACACACAGGTATTACAGGATTTACTGGACCCACGGGATTTACTGGACCAAGTGGACCCACAGGCTTTACTGGATTTAGTGGACCCACTGGATTTAGTGGTACAACTGGTCAAACTGGATTCACGGGCGCCACCGGTCCAGTTGGTATTTCCACATTGGTAAGACTCCCAACAACAAATCCGTTCACAGGATCATACAGTACAACTGAAACAGCAATCACCGGAGCAACAGTAACATTTGCGGTTCAATCCGGATTGAGATGGACGATCAACTGGGCTTTTAGTGCGACGACATCACGAATTGTCTCAAGTAGTACATTATTCGCTTATGTACAAATTTCTAATGGAACCGGATCTACGGTATTATACAACGCAACAACACCATTTATTGCATCGCAGTCATTGACTTCAACAACAACAACTATTTCTGCTTCTGCAACAGATATTATTCCTTCGTATGTTGGAACAAATATGATGGTCCAATTATTGTTGTGGGATACTACCCTAGGTGGAACATTATCTAATGCGAACTTCATGGTATCCATAACACAGTCGTCACAGTAACCGTAACAGTAAAATCTCAAGAAAAATACTAAATATATGAAATATATGAAATATCTATCATAATATGAATTAATTTGTTAGCCATCATGCTAACAAATCAATTAAAACTAAATATCTACACGTACTTTACTAAGCCATCCACATAACTCTTGTCGTAGGTGACCAACTTACATGAACCATCCCACTCACTAAATGTGCAAACCACGCGATCCTCCTCCACAACCAAACCCAAACAATACTCAATAGGCTCTCCTTGGAACTTGAAAGGAGCGGAATGTCTCAAAAAGTTCATTTCCTTGTCAAATACCGCAAAAATGTGGTAATAATGACGCGGCGACTCATAAGAGACCAAATGAAGGACAAACCAAATTTCATCCTTAAACGCAAACCCACACGTAGAACCGCGAGTATGAGAGAAAATCTTGGGCGTATTTGTTATCGTCTCTACAATAGACATGACATTCGTTTCCTTGTCAATCTTTCCCACCTCAAGAGGATGCCACTTGTAAACCAAGCGAGTCTCTCCGTTATATTTGAAGTAGGCCCAATTCTTTTCACACCAAGAATCCCATGCAGGAACAACCTCTTGCTTCTTCAAAACACTCGCATTGTGCGGATCATAATCGCCAATAAGCATTCCAATCTTTTCATTCTTGTGTTGACTTGTGCCAATATAAACAAGTTTAGATTCGTCCTCATCACTGTAAAAAATGCGAACATCCTCTACTCCCAAATATCTCTTGTTTTCATACTCAACATCAAATAACTTTTCAAAAGTGACGTTGAAATCATTGTCAATCTCTACATATTTATTGTTTGTAATGATGTGGTCGCCACAGTCTAAATAATATCCGTTATTTCGCTCAATTCTATAGTTTACCATGCGAATATTCATCAAGTAACCAGTGCCGTCCAACTTTTTCAAGAGAGAAGTAGAAGAAGAATGAAACTTGACTTGTTTTTCTCCCACCATATAGTCCATTGAAAAACTAAAATCGTTTACTGTCTTTGGCGTTAAAACATACTTGTAGTACTTCATGTTGCTAAGGACATTGTTGATAATAGATCCATCATTAGAATTATTGAAAACAGCGACAGCCTCGTCATTGATAACATTATTTCCAGTATAAATAGCCAGAATGGTATACTCGTAGTCTAACAAGTGAGTATATACATCATTGTATAAAAACAAGTAACTATCCTTGTTGATTTTTCCACTATTTAATGCCTCTTTGGCAGCGTCATAAAAAATTTTAGCCGTCTTGCATTTACTCACCAACCTGTAATATCTCACAATTTTATGAATATTTTCTAAGCGAAGCGGATTCAAACTGTAGCACTCTAACCAATAGTAAATGGCATTCCCCATATCTCCCAAATGCTCATAAATATTGGCAATGTTGTAGTTACTGTACCAAACTTCTTGTTCCCAGTCTCCCATAGCAATACGTTTTTTATAATATTCAATTGCTTCGTCAAACTTTTGCGAATCTTTGTAACTATTTGCCAAGTAAAAATGATACCTTACGTTGGTGGGCTCTTGTTTAATCCCCTCAAGTAAAAGACGAATATCTCTCTCAAACTTGTCCGCTTTAGAACCGCCGTCACCAACATCGCGAATAAATAACTCATTCTTTCCCAAGTTTACGTTGTGATTTCCTGGGGGGACACATACGTGTTCATGAGTTACACCTGCATACTTGAACATTCCATTGTTTCTTACAATTCGCATATTTTGATAATAATAACTGTCGTTTCCTTGCAAAAGACAAAAGCTATCTGCTTCGCTCAACTTTTTTTTCTCAAAGTTTTTTATATCAAGAATCATATCTGCGTCAAGTAAGATTGCATAGTCAGACATTCCACTGCACGCTTGTAAAGCGAAACTTCGGTTGTATCCAAAATCTCTAAATGGTTCTTGTACAATCTTTCCTGGGATTCCCTTTTCTTTGAAAAATTCCTCAATAAGCTCAATTGTATTATCCGTTGAGCCTGTGTCACAAATACAATAACAATCAAGAATTGGCACAACGGATTCCATCAATCTCTTAATAACTCTACTTTCATTTTTTACAATCATGTTCAAACAAAGAGTAGGGATTGTTTCGTCAATTTCTTGAATTTCTATTCTCATTTTTATATGTAAATTGAATACTTTTTAAATCCTTTATTAACGAATTTCTCCGGGGGCTAGCGCCCCCCGGACGCCCCCCAGCTTCGCTCTGGATTAGTATAAAACGGTAGGTTACTTTTAATGTGTAGCATACCGGTTCCCCCCAAAAGATAGAGAGAGAGAGCGAAGCTAGGGGGCGTCCGGGGGGCGCTAGCCCCCGGAAATAATCTAATAATAGTATAGATACCTATTTCATGGCCAATACAAGATTTAATTACGATCCCTGTAGAACAAAAAAAAGTTTACAACAAGCAACAGGTCCCAGTCGTTATATACTTAATGTTCCTGGAAATGGAGATAAACCCTATTTCATGGCAGATCCGCAAATTATTATTCAAAAATGGGGAGCCAATTTACAGACAAATTCCGTCAATTTGGAGAGCGAATTGTTAGGAATCACAAAAAAGCTTGGAAAAGATTGTTTAGGAAAAGATGAATATGTCAACTATAATGTGCCCAGCAGACGAGTAGAATATCCAACTTGTACAACCCTCTATACAGAACAAAGTCGCGCTATTGCTCCCGCTTGGATGGTTCGCGATGCAGAGCAAGTTGACTGGTACTATCCTCCTTTGGATCCACAGGAAAATACTTGCATGCCTTTTCATAATAATTTGAGCTCAAGAATTATTAGCAAGGATTCATTCACTAGATAAATAATATGGTTAATGCATTTTTAGAAAGTTTGTTATCTTATCATATATGATAATCATTCAAATATGATAACAAATTAAGCAAGGTTTAAGGGTGTTTCGCTAGTATTGGGTTCCTTTATTATAATAAAATCGTAACCTATAATAATATATATATAAACAATAAATGGAATTAGCGTTACCAATTGTTGCATTTGGAGCCATGTATGTCATATCAAATCAAAAATCAGAGACTTCTGAAAAAACCAAGAGAAAGATTGGACAAGAAACATTTACAAATATGGGCGCCAGACCAAATTATTTGCCAAATACAGATACTCCTCCACAAAACTATCCTATTACAAACAATAAACAATTGGTTGATACTGTCCAAGAATATATCAATCCTAATGCGGCGACAGATAAATACTTTAATCAAGAATACTACGAGTCCCAACAAAGATCCGGAGTAAATGTAGGAAACACGCCTCAACAAATATTCTCTCTTAGTGGAAATTACATGAACTCTGCTGCATTCAAACATAACAATATGGTTCCATTTGACGGGGGAAAGATCAAAGGATACACATATGATGCGAAAATTGCAGAGTCGGTATTGGATAACATGGTGGGAACGGGGTCTCAAATATTCAAAAAAGTTGAACAAGCACCATTATTCAAACCGGAAGACAATATAAACTATATATACGGAGCTCCAAATCAAAGTGATTTTCTTCAATCAAGAGTAAATCCAAGTTTAAGAAATAATAATGTTAAACCATTTGACAGTGTAAGTGTAGCCCCTGGATTGGATAATGGATACAACACAACAGGTAGTGGGGGATTTAATTCTGGTATGGAACATCGTGATAAGTGGTTGCCTAAAACGGTGGATGAATTGAGAATTGCAACAAATCCTAAATTAGAATTTGAGTTGAATGGACACGAAGGACCATCTTATTCACATATTTTAGAGAGAGGAATTATTGGACGTGTTGAAAAGCAACACCCGGATACATTTTATATTCAAAATCAAGATCGCTGGCTCACAACAACCGGTGCAGAAAAAGGGCAAACTTTACGGTCTATTCAGGAAATGGGAATATTAAAGAGAAACAATGTGGATGTAAATTATATTGGAACTCCTGGAAATGCAGAGCAACAGTCCGGATACGCACCAACCGCATACGAAGAAAGTAAACGCCATGAATCAAAAACATTAGATGTTCCACATTCTAATGCACAAAGATGTGGACCAGAAGTAAACAATGTCAAAATAAACAGCTACACAAATTATAATACTCATAGAAGCAGCGTTAATCAACCTGATACCATGAGAAGTGGATTTAGCAAGGCGATTGGGGCAGTGATGGCGCCTTTTATGGACGTATTGCGTCCATCGCGAAAGGAAGAAGTTACAAATAATGTTCGCGTGTATGGAAACTCCGGTACAACAGTTGCATCTAATTATGTTATTAATCCAAACGATACCACAAATACGACGGTTAAAGAAACAACCATGTACTCTCCTAATTTCTATATTAATAATCAAAAAGAAGGTCAATATGTTAACACACATGCACCTCTGGATGAAACGCAAAGAGACACGAGTAGCATTGAATATATAGGCGGAGTTGCAAATAGTACAAGCGGACAAATGGTTTATGATGCCACCTATAAACAAACAAATAATGATATCAAGTCGCAAACAATTATGAACCGCGCAAATCAAGGAGGAACGCAAATATTCAACCAACAGATGAATGTAAATATATCTAGACAAGATCAAGATCGCTATAATAATCGCTTGTTTACTCCTGCGTCTGTTTTCCCAATGCCTCCTGCCAAGGAAAATTACGGGAATATGGTTGCGCCCCAACAATACAACATGCAAATACAACTTCAAAGAAATGAACCCAGTATTCTTGATGCTTTCCGCAGCAATCCTTATACGCAAAGTTTGACAAACTCTGTATAATATGCTTTTAGAAAAAGCATGGCAAAATGGCACGTCGTCTTCGACGACGAGCGACTTCGTCTCTCTTGTACCAAGAGAACCAAATATCTCTATACCTCTATAATAAGAGGGACGAAGTCGCTCGTCGTCGAAGACGACGTGCCATTTTGCCATGCTTTTTCTAAAAGCATTTAAAAGCATCTAAAAGCATTTAAATATAACCCACGTTGATAATAATAACTATATGTCATTATTATCAATTCACAACGAAATAAAAGAAAAGTTGCGATATTTCTACTCTATACACAAGATTCCAAACATTATTTTTCATGGACCCCATGGAAGTGGTAAACGTATGATTGTACAAGATTTTATTAACCTCATATACGACAACGATAAAGAGAGAATAAAGTCATTTGTTATGAATGTAAATTGTGCTCATGGAAAAGGAATCAAATTTATTCGCGAAGAATTGAAATTTTTTGCAAAAACGCATATTAACTCAAATGGAGGAGACATTTTTAAAAGTGTAGTCTTGTTGAATGCAGATAAATTGACTATGGATGCACAATCCGCATTGCGTCGCTGCATTGAGCTTTTTAATCACACTACACGATTTTTTATTGTTGTAGAAGATAAATACAAGTTATTGAAACCCATTTTGTCCAGATTTTGCGAAATATATATTTATCAACCGCAATACAAGGGAACCTATATTAACTTGTACAAGTATAATATTGAAGAAACATTTAAACTAAAAAAAATAAAAAATCAACGGTTGGAAGTTTTAAAAAAAGAATTAACAGGAGATTCAATCAAAAATATTGAACAAGCTACAAATAAGTCTGTAAAATTATATGAAAAGGGATTTAGTGGCTTAGATATTATTGAATTGATTGAAACAAATGTGCAGCATTTTTCTTTATTAAACGATGAAAAAAGATATGAAATGTTGATTGCTTTTCATAAAGTGCGAAAAGAGTTCAAAAATGAAAAATTATTAATTTTATTTGTCTTGAATTTTTTATATTTAGATTTAAATGGTACATTAGAAAATATGTCATTTTTTTAATTATTTTATCCCCATAATATAACACGAGTAATGTGTAGATTTATATTTTTATATAAATGCAAAGATGCTAAGGATAAAATGATTGAGTTTTTACAGAAAAAATACACTCATGAACATGCAACAGAATCAAGTTATGGTGTTGCTTGGTATGAATGTGGTGAATGGAATGAGTATAAATCAATAGTTTCTTCTGTGGAAGATCCAAACTATTCAGAAGTCATTGAAAAAGTGAATAGTGATATTTTGATTTTACATGTTAGATATATTCTTCACATGCCAAAGCATGAATATATAAAAGAAAATATAATTGAAAATGCTCATCCATTTTTTTATAAAGACTACGTATTTGTTCATACCGGAGACTTGTTTTACAGCCCATTAAATGGAGACTTGTTAAGATATCAATCTAATAAAAATCATCCAGAATTTAAAAAGATCACGAAAAAACTTTTTGATCATATATCTCCACGCTTAAAAAAAGAAATAAAAGGTAAAACGGATAGTGAAATCATGTTTTATTTAATGCTAACTGTTGAAAAACAACTTCAACAAGTGGAAGGCCTTTCAAAAGAAAAGTTATTTTTGTATAGTTTCATAAAAACACTTCAAATTATAGACTACTATAGTCTAGAAAACATTTCTAATTTTTTTTTTGCGAATGACAAATACGCTATTATTGCCAACATTATTAAAAAAACACCTAGCAATAAACGAAACAAACTAGACTTGTATATGAATCACAGTCACAATGGTGAAATAACGGCCAGTTGCAAAAAAATAAAAGATTCGTGCAAAGAAGTGAAAGAAAATAATATTTATTTACTACATATTTCAACAGGAGTATTGCATCATTACCAGTTGCCAGATTTGAAAACTTTTCATGGGGGTGGCGGGGTTCTTTAAGCTGGTTTGGGGTTAATATATATTTATTGAAACCCTACTTAAAGAGAAAGCGAAGGATTCGCTTCACTGGTTTAAATCTATAAAATTTAAAATCATACATATGCATACTTGAGAATTATGGATGATTTTAGCATTTCAACATTACACGAGTCTCGCAACGAGTGGTCTGCTCGTTTAATTACAATTATGACGCCTCTTATGATTGAAGGATTTAAAACAATGTTTGATGAATCATATCAATTATGTAAAGAAAACAACGAAATGGATAAATATTTGATGACGTTTCAAAATTTTGTGTCTAGAATTCCCAAATGGAATCCCGTTTTAACTGAAAACGAAAGAAAAAGAATTGCAGACAAAAGCGGATGTGGTTATTTAGAAGACTTGGTCACTTGCGTTCATATTATTCAGTTGAAAATTTTGACTGCTATGCGTGCTGGATCAAAGCAAAAAAAAATTGACATTAATATTCCCAAGCTAGATGATTTTATTCATAAAGCTTATATTCATGCGGCAAGAAAAGTCTACAAAAATGTATATCTTTTTGAGTCCAATATTCCTCCTCTTCAAACCCAAAAAAATCATCGCGAGTTGGAGATACTTATTCAAGAAAGCATATTAAATGCCATTCGTGACAGTATTCCAGTTGAGACCATTTTACGTGCTTATATGGAGGAGAGCGTGGAGGAAGATGTTATTGAAGAAATCAAAGAAGAAATTATTCCTAATACTCAACAGCCAGTGCAAACGGTTTCTTCTTTGGCCCAAACACAAACACAAACACAACCACTTAGTTCATTTACACATGCACCTGGAACAGAATCTGTGTCTACAAGATTAAGTTTTAACGATGTTGATATGGCAATTGGTATGGATAATAGACAAGAAGAGATTGTTGCACCCAAGACGATTGAACGACTAGAACAAATAAGTGAGGAGAGAAATGAACAACGCAAATTAGAAACGGATGACGACGACGATGATGGTGGTGTAAAACTTACTATTTTTGATGAACCTGTAAGTTTGTCTAATTTAGATGTTCACAATATTGAAACGCCTTCTTTGAATTTAATGCCGGATTTGTTGTTGGATGACATTGAAGTGCTCGCTTAATAGTTACGAAAATTACGCGTATAAATAGGTAATTTATTTATCATTACCTATTTTACATGGATAATAATTTCATTATTGCAGGCATTATTTCTGTTACCTTTTTCATTTGCAAATTTATTGAGATGAGAATGATTGATAAAGAAAGTAAACCATTGAAATTTCTTATTCGCGATTCTCTCATGGTTTATATATGCGTTCTTATTGGATTTTTTATTTTTGATCAAGTGAAACCTATGATGAAACAGGTTGGCGGTGATTTACCAAGTATACCCGCAGCATTTACGGATGGTCCTGGGTTCTGATGCGATGACACCCCATACACCCCAAACATCATCTTCCACTCCACACTTTTACCAAAGGCAAGGGATTTCTCCTCCAACTTTTGGAATATTCATCAAAGGTAGTTCCCCACTTGCAGTATCTCCAAATATTACCCAAGAGAGAAGGTTGTTTATATAGTTGCGTATTTTCTATATAAAAAATCGCCCCCATGATTCTCTCTAAACAGCATCTGTCTGTTCTATTTTTTACAGTGGTTAATAAGTTGAATATCTTGTACTTATCTTGCAAAGAAGAGAGAAACTTGTGGTTGATGTAACATTGAACACCAAAACATCCGTGCCATATGTCTGTTCTACGGAATCCAAATTTTTGCAACGGTTCTTGGTTCAATTTTTCCTTGATTTCTCTATTGTTTTTAAGACTTTGGGCTAATTTTAATGTGTTTTCTATATTTTCCGCATAGTCAAAATGCCAAAATGGCAGTACCGGCTGCGCAATTATCTCAAATATGATTCGTTTATGGAAAAAAACGCTGTCGTGTAGGATCACTGCATTCTCAAAATATTTATTTTTGTGAAAATAGTAATAAGGAAGCAACTCACCGCGCCCAGGATATTCTGATATTACAACTTCAATGTTCCGGTAGTCAAAATCCGCCTTTATAAACTGTTGATTGCTATTGTCATCTATGATGACTATTTTACAGTATGGATAAAACCTACGTATACACCTTACAGAATGATTCCAATACTTGTTTGTTTTTTCGCTATTTACGTGTCTAGTAATAATAAATCCATATTTCATATTTTGGAATTTGTTTGAAATAGAATTCATTTATCAAGTAGTATGATGATTACAACTACTTGATAAAAAAAATGGATGGGATTTACGCTAGGAATAACATACCATACTAAACATAAGTCATTATCTCATCAATATTCATAACATGCTCCTTGGAAGGAATCTTGTTTTTATTTACAATAAACGCCCCAAATTCTTTTCTCTCTAACTGCGCTTGCGGTGTATGGTGGTGCACCTGTCTCGCAATCATTTTGTACAATTTAAAGTCCGGATAACGATCCGCACCATTGTTTTTGTACAAAATATTTATCCCATTGTCATCTATACACCATTCTACAATCAATCGCGTGATTGCGTCACACTTGTTCAACTCTTTGATGCTTTCCATATCTTCTACAAGGTAATCAAAAATAGAACATGCTAGACGACAAAGATCAAAACTGTAATTGGGCTCTAAACGCGGTTTCTTATCATTGTAATATGGTTCACAATTGTATTGTGTAAACGCATCACCTCCGTTTTGAAAACTGTCGCTGCACATCAATTTTCCGTCAAACTTGTATATGGCGCGGCCAAAATCAATAATTTTGAATATTTTTCCAAACGTGGGAACGCGATAATACTTCTTCTTGTAACAGTAGTACAAATATTCCTTGTTGGTCTTGACGTACATTATGTTGTTTGTGTGTAAATCGTTGTGAGTAAATGCAAAAGCCTTTTGGTACGTAATAAGAGTCATCACGACTTGCATCAAAATAGAAAACCACTCCACGTCCTCTATATCATTTTCTTCAATATATGTGTCTAGGGTCATTTCACAGTTTTCCATGCAAATAAGTTGAACAGGGAACTTGGGGATGGTTGCATTTACACATTCACTACTTTCACTAGTGCTCGTTTCTTCGCCACTATCGCTGGTCCAATCGCTACCAGATGCATCTTTCTCGTCGTTACCGTCAGCATCATTGTCATCATGGTCATTATCTTCACCCTCGTCATCATCATCCTCCGAATCTCCATATTTATTTGTATTTACCTCGTCTGTAGATTTTGTATGACTTGTTCTGGAAGAGCAAGTTGAAGTGGATTTTAACGTTGTGGTTTTACTTTTGTCATCAACATCATCCACCGTTAATTCCATTTCTTTCAAATTTTGAAGGGTTAGTTCAAGGGATCCAGACTCTTCGTTTTCACAAAAAACATTTTCAAATATAGAGTCTTCTAGTTCTTCCGCATCTTTCAAGAGATTGGCGTCATCTTCTGTTATCTTAATTGGTTTGAGTTTTTGTGGCGTCTCTGTTTCTTCATCCCAATATTTTTCACTATAGTCTTCCACTTCAAACAAAACATTTTTGTTGCTGTTGAAAAAATCCGACTTTACAAAATAATCCAAATCATCAAAAATATTCAAGGTGAAACTTTTTTTGACGGCCAAATAAGAACCATAAAACTCTAGACCATGCACAAACTTGACATTATTTGCGAGACTAGAGGACAAGTACGTGAATAGACCATCTACATAAGCAGAGTTATTTACATCAAGTATTTTGGGGTGAACTGTTTTGGAGGTTGAATCCATATTAGGAAGGTTTAAGAGAGAACTATCCAGAACGTTGTATTTTCCAATCATGTATTTGAAAGGATCCAAGAGTGGTGCGGATTTGAAAAAAACGGGCTTTGTTTTTGTGTCATTTCCTTCTGCTTTTTTTATTGTACATTGGTACAAATTATTTTGGATTTTACTAGATACATTTGTTATATGCCACGTATGGTTCAAATTAATACTATTGTAATTTGATTCGTTGAGAGAGAAAAATCTCTGGTAAATGGGAACATAGTTTTGCACATTTTCCATGTCCAACTTTTCTAAACTTTGAAAGAGATCTGTATTCTTTCGTTTTTGATAGTTGACTGTTATAGACATCTCTAAATATATACATACCACATTTCCTTTTTTATAGAGATTTGACCGAATAGGGAGGAAACCTAGGTCATCTACTTTTGTGCGTTTTGTTTATACAAAAAGAGTAACTTTTTTGTATAAATGACTTTAGAGTTAAAGAGGTTTGATATGAAAAGTATTAGTTTCAAACCAAACGAAAACAAGGGTCCTGTTGTTGTTTTGATAGGCCGAAGAGATACTGGTAAATCGTTTCTCGTAAGAGATTTGTTGTACTATCATCAAGACATTCCCATAGGCACCGTCATTTCTGGAACAGAAGAGGGCAACGGATTTTACAGCAAAATGGTGCCAAAACTTTTCATTCACAACGAGTATAATAGTGCCATCATTGAGAATATCTTGAAGCGCCAAAGATCCGTCTTGAAACAAATCAAAAGAGACATGGAACAGTTCAAAAAAAGCAGTATAGACGCGCGGGCCTTCGTCATCCTTGATGACTGCCTTTATGATAACACTTGGTCTCGCGACAAACTCATGCGATTACTCTTTATGAATGGACGCCACTGGAAGCTTATGTTGGTCATCACAATGCAATATCCTTTGGGCATCCCCCCCGCACTGAGAACCAATATTGACTACGTTTTTATTTTGCGTGAACCCTATATTGCTAACCGCAAAAGAATATTTGAAAACTATGCTGGTATGTTTCCCACGTTTGAGTCGTTTTGTCAAGTCATGGACCAATGTACAGAGAATTATGAGTGCTTGGTAATCAATAACAACGCAAAATCCAACAAATTGCAAGATCAAGTGTTCTGGTACAAGGCAGATTCGCACAATGACTTCAAGTTAGGCAGCAAAGAGTTCTGGGAGTTGTCAAAAGATATGCATTCTGACGACGAAGACGAGAAATACGACCCGGGAAACACTAAGAAACGCGGTCAAGGACCCAAAATTAGTGTGAGGAAGACGAAATGGTAGAACCGCTTTCTAAAATAAAAAGCACTTTTATATCTTGGTTTTATAAATCTTGGTTTTAAAATAAATAAACAAGATTAATTACTTAAAGAGTATCTCATTATACATATTATAATAAGATGGAGCAGTTGGATATTGTTGAACTTATAGAGAAAAACCCCATATCTAAGCTCTCAAATGCGTATAACAATAAGTTGTTGATGAAAATCAAAGAGAACTTTACTGGTTTTGAACAACAATTGTTCGTAGGTAGCTTTTATTGTTACTTGAACTATGATAAGACACATGATTTTGTTATTGATTTGGATAATGTTTGGAAATGGATGGGATTCACATTAAAAGCAACAGCAAAAGATTTGTTAGAAAAATTTTTTAAAATTGATACTGACTATAAAATCTCGGTTAGGTTGAAACCTGAGCAAGATTTAAGTGAAAATAATAGTAAAAAATGGGGTGGACAAAATAAACAAACTATAATGTTGAATATAAACTGTTTTAAATCATTATGTATGAAGGCGCGAACAAAAAAAGCAGATGAAATCCACGAGTATTACATGAAGATGGAAAAAGTCCTACATCAAACAATAGAAGAAGAAACTGAAGAATTAAAACTCCAATTAGAACAAAAGGAAAATATTATTTTAGAAATCAAACAAACAAGCGAACAAGAAAAACAGGAACTAATAAACAAAACGAAAAAAGAAAAACACAAAGCTGTAGAACAAGCAATTGTTGTACAATTTCCAGTCAACACAGAATGCATCTATTTTGGAACGATTGATAATACGAATGAAGCCAATGAAAAGTTAGTCAAGTTTGGTCATACTAATGACCTCTCCACTAGAATCACGTATCATCGCAAACAGTACGAAAATTTTATTCTAGTTGCAGCTTTTAGAGTTCAAAACAAGGTTGAAATTGAGAATCTCATCAAAACCTACCCTAAAATTAAAAGACACATTCGCAGTATTGAAGTAAACGGTAAGAACAAGACAGAAATCATTGCGTATGACAGTACCAATTTTACCATTGAAAAACTCTTTCAATACATCAAAGATATTATTCATTCCAAGACATACAGCATTGACAATTTCAATCGTATCATTAAAGAAAACGAAGAACTACACGATAAAGTGAGAGAACTCAACGAGACGCTTGAAAAACACAAGCAACTCATTACAAAACAACAAGTGGAAATCAATGAAATGAAAGAAACTATTGAAAAACAAACATCACTTATTAACGCTACCCAACAAGAGACCGTTTCAGTGTATCACAATGCAATTTTGCCGGAAGACGAATTTACACCCAAATTTGTTGAGTTTATTAATACCATGTGTATCGTGCGACCAGACGTGGAAGAATCGTCCACAAATATGGAAGGACAATTTCGTATCTGGTGTAAAACCAAACCCAAGAAGGAAATTTTCCACGCTCTCAAAAATTACTTGGATACGCGTTTCAAACCTGCTCGCATTTCTAATCAAAATAAAAATCAACTTGTTCACGGCTATATTGGAGTGAAGCTCAAGGATATTGAATACAAAAAGAAACTCGTGAATAGTGATGTGGAAACCTTTTTGTTCCAAGTTTGCAAGTTCTCTCCTTGTGGCAAGATATTGAATTCTACTTTACTTAGTGAATACCAGCGCTGGAAGAAGAGTGTTTCAAAAGAGTGCAGCGAAAATGATATGAAAGAAATCAAGGAATACTTGAATTCTTGCGAATATGCGTTGAAAGCTGTTGTATGGACAGACTATGGGTCCAATGAAGGATACTATGGACTCTTGTTAAAGTGCGATGAATATAAACACAAAAATACATCTTCTACCGGTAAAAAAATAAACAAGATAGAAGTATCAACAGGCCATATTTTGGGAACTTGGGATACAATCGCAAAAGCTGCCGAATATGAAAAGATGTCTGCGACCAAAATGAGCAACAGTGTGAAAAATAAAACCATTTTCAAAGATTATTATTACTGTACGGGGTGACCCCGTGAATATTTAACCCTAGAGCGAAGCTAGGGGGCTTACGGGGTCTCCCCGTAATATAAACAAATAATCATTATGCGTTCCATCCCAGCCTGGATTGTCACACGGATTATAATTTGAAAAATTAGAATGAAGCGTATAGCCATGATCTCCTAAAAAAAAAGCAATTGCATCCAAATCCCATGAATAAATTTCAATCAACATGTACTTTGGAGTATATTTTGATAAATTCAATCCTTTCAATATATTCAATTCGTATCCTTCGGCATCTAAAGAGAGAAAATCTATAATCGTTCCTTGAACAAGGTGTTGATCCAAAACCTTTTCCAAGGTGGTTGCCTTGACCTTGACAATTTCACTTTTAAATGCATCGTCTAATATTCTTTTTCCACCAACAGAAGACATTAAATGTCCATTAAAATCACCCTCTACAAATTCATCAACATAGTCACTTGAAACGCACGCACAATTCAAGACAATACTACCAGGTCTATTTTGTATACACTCTTTATATTTATTTACAGAAGGTTCAATTAAAATTCCCTTCCAACCTCTTGAAAATTCAAAAAAAGCCGTATTACTTTGACTCAACCCGTCATTCGCACCAAGTTCAATAAAAAACCCACCTTCTTTTTGAAAAATGGCGTCTAATTTGAAATCTAGCGGCTGTTTACTTGAGTCACAATACGAGAAAGACGACATATATGTATATACAAAAACTTGTCTTTATACTTATTTCAACCATACAAGTATTCGTGTAATATAGTTAACAATAAAAACAAATTTAAAAAGCTCTCTCAATGAATAATATATGAGCGACATTCACGAAGACATTTACCAGGGATTGGCCAACCAAACAGCGCCAGAAAAGCCCATCATTTTCTCTCTAGGTCACCGCTGTACATCTACTTCTTTGATCAAGGAACTCAAGCTCAAGTTTGAAAGTTACCCTTTTGACTGGGTTGTTTCCAAGCTGGATACGATTGCTCACTGTATTGAAGATAATTTTGTTGAATTCTTGAAACCGGAAAACTATGAAACAATAGAAACAGAGACGTTCAATATGTGTAATGGAGTCAAGCGTCCTATTTTAACGGAAACCGGCGTCTACAATAAATTTTATGAGGAACAAGAGGGAAATTTACCCAACAATATTGGTACATACGGCATGAAACTTTGCATGACTCATCACGATATTCGCAAGGACGCGGATCTCCAGTATTTCCAGCGATGTGTAGCCAGATTCAACACGGTTTTGGCGAGTGAACAGAAGAAGTATTACTTGTATGTGCATCCTCTCATGGGATTTTTTGACTACGGTCTTTCTGTAGAGGATCTCAAGAAATATTTCCTTTTCTTCACTGGCTATCTCAAAGAAAAAACACGGAATAGTTTTGGCCTTTATTTTTTAATGGTTCAAGATGAAGAGAGAAAAGGAGAAGTATTGAATATCTATCAAGATGATGACTGTACTATTTATGTTGTATTTGCAAATGAGAGACTTTTAGATTCCGGTGCTGTTTTTAGTGGAGACTCATGGTATGACGAACAAGCTGTTATATTGAAGACAGTGGAGAGCCATTTTTGACACTTTTGCCACTTTTAGAAAAAGTGGCGTCAAAACCAACGTATTTTTAGATGAAACTAACGCGCTTTTAGAAAAAGTGGCGTCAAATCCACTATATACTTTCCCGCACACACTACAAGTAAAAGGTAATGAGCGAGTTTTTGAAAACATTAGACAATGCCCTCTTGCAAAAATATGATGTAAAGTTGTATGGCAGCGATTATGAAACATATGATATCATCAACGACTTTTTAGAAGACAATCAATCGGAGCGAGCCTTTTATATTATTGACTTGGGAGAGATTACCAAGTCTTACATAAATTGGGTAACTATGTTACCTTTGGTAAAGCCATATTATGCAGTGAAATGCAATCCCAACCCAGTTTTATTAGACGCACTTGCGTCACTTGGGGCAAATTTTGATTGCGCAAGTGAAAATGAGATGAAAACCATCATAGAGATCACCAAAGATCCAACTCGTATTATATTTGCGAATCCATGCAAAATGTCGTCGCAGATTAGATATGCAAGATCCAACGATGTTGATTTGATGACTTTTGACTGCGAAGAGGAACTCTATAAAATAAAATTATACCACCCTTATGCAAAATTGATTTTGCGAATTGCTGTAGACGATAGCAAAAGCTTGTGTAAATTCAATAAAAAATTTGGATGCAAACTCGCGGACGTAGAAGAGTTGCTCAAGATTGTTAGAACGCTCAAATTGGATGTGGTTGGCATAAGTTTTCATGTTGGGAGCGGTTGTTCATCCGCGGAGAACTTTTACAAGGCCATTCAAGATTGTAGAACGGCAACTGATGTTGCGACCGGACTTGGAATCCAAATTGAGACGATTGATATTGGTGGTGGGTTTCCGGGTCTTGATGGTCAAGTAAAGTTTGAAGACATTGCAAAATGCGTCAACAACGGAATACAAGAATTTTTTGGTGACGATGTTGAACAAAAAAAAATCCAATTTATTTCCGAGCCTGGGCGTTACTTTGCGCAAAAGTCTCATACATTGGTCTTGAACGTTATTGGAAAAAAGATAACAACAGATGACGCGGGAGAGAAACAGCTCATTTATTACTTGAACGATGGCATTTATGGATCTTTCAATTGCATTTACTTTGATCATAATAAACCCGTGATTTTACCATTCAACGAGAGAGATGGAAAACTATTCAAGAGCATCTTGTTTGGTCCAACCTGTGACAGTATAGATTTGATTTCAGAAAATATCATGTTGCCAGAATTGGCAGTTGGTGAATGGGTTTATGTAGAGAACTTTGGGGCTTATACTAGCGCTGCTAGTTCTGCTTTTAATGGCTTTAAAACAAGCGTTTGTAAATACATCTTCCGTTCCGGGGGCTCCGCCCCCCGGACGTCCCCCTAAGCCTCTTTTGGATGCCCAGGTTGGCGATGCTACCTGGACACTTTCCGTAGCTTTGCTTTAAGGTTGAATGCAAAATGATATTGTTGAATATATAATTAAAATTCAATCTCATTATATCTTTTATCATTTCAAACGCACATTTTATAAAAATTATTTACACAGATTGATAAATAAAAATAAACATTATATTACTATATAATGTATATTATATCAGGTGCGAGCTTCCATATCATTGCCATCTAATTTTTTGTCTATTTATTGGTCAACCTTTTTGAGAATATGATTCACTATAACATTGGTAAATTTAGTAATAAAGAAACTAAACTTGAACTACCCAGTAAAAAAGATTGGATAAAAATTATTGTAGTAACCTGCGTCTTTGCTTTGCTACAAGGATTATTGACATATTATTTTCAATAAAGTTATTAAATTGTAACAATCATAAAAGCCTGTATTTGAAATGATAAAAGATATAATGAGATTGAATTTTAGTTATATATTCAATCTCATTCAACATTCAACCTTAAAGCAAAGCTACAGGGGCTTACGGGGTCTCCTTGTTAGAAAAAGGCCCGCTCAAAAGTTGACTCTGTCCGTGATCCGTGTCACCAATAATAATGTTCTCTCCCTCAAACAATTCACTACGAATATCTGCAACAGAAATATCACCCGTCTCGCCATTTCCCATCTTAAGCGCCTGTTCCTGGGTATTTGCGACACCAACACCAATCAAATTTCCCGCTTCATCAATCGTCTGGGTTAACGTATTACCTGACTTCTCCGCGTTCTTGATATTATCCTCAATCGCCTTTCGCTTCGCCTCCTTTACGCGCTGCTCAAATGCCTCTTTGGCATTCGCCTCATTCTTGTTCTTCTCACTCATCAACTGATTCAACTCTTCCTCCAAATACTCAACGCGTCCAGTCTTGTATGCCTCCGGCTCCCAAGGCATCCACATTCCAACCGGACCTACATAAACATCGTGATTTGGATCAATCTCGCGCAACATTTTGCATCTAAGCTCTGCCTCTTCCATGGAGGGATACACACCCCTTACTTTCATCCCACGAGTATGGGTTTGAAAATTGTGCGTGATTCCAAACGACTTTTCCAAATCTTCCTCGTTTTTATCTACAAATGTTTTGTAATCATCCGAGAAATCCGACTTTGAAAGAATTTCTCTCTCTTCCTTGATAAACTCTTCAAAATCCTTGACTACGTCGTCAAATGTAAGTTTATACTTGTATGAAACAAAATTCAAAAATTGGGAAAACTTTTCCATGGATTTGTTCATATCCCACTTCTTTAGGAACTCTTCAAAGAAAAACATCTCCTTTTTCTTCAAAACATTTTCCGGACTTACAAAAGAAACGCAGACAAACTTTTGTCCTGCGATGGGCTTATCTTCTTCTAGCAAGTCAACGTATTTAGGGTTGGGTTTACCGTTTTTTGTCATTTTTCTTTCTGCGGTTGGTTGTTTTTGCACTTTTGATAGACTCATTATACTATTATTACCAATATTTCATTCTAAGTGTTTTTTTTTCTATATATTTAGTATAGTAAATGACGGGTGCTTTTGATATCAGTGAACTCATTAAAAGAATTATTAAGTATTTGGTAGAAGGTTTGATGGTTGCTTTAGCAGCTTATGCAATCCCCAAACGTTCGTTGAACTTGGAGGAAATTGGTATGATCGCGTTAACTGCTGCTGCCACCTTTAGTATTTTGGACACTTACATTCCTAGCATGGGAGTCAATGCCCGCAGCGGCGCCGGATTTGGTATTGGTGCCAACCTTGTTGGATTCCCCGGTGGGCTCTAATCCGGCGGCTCCGCCCCCCGGCGTTGCTTTAGATTAAATTTTTAAATCACTTACCAGCATAAAAGTATAAAATAAATTAACTCTTTATTGTATGAGGAAACGTCATACAATAAAAAAATACAAGAAAAGACAAGCTCGTACAAAAAGAAAAGCGGTAACAAGAAGGAGAAGAAGAAAGTATTTCAAAAAAAGAATTCAACGAGGTGGAAACTATAATGAAAGTGAAATTAAATTTTTAAAAGAGGAATGTGGATTCAATGATGAACAACTTAAAAAATTGAACAAAGTAGAAAAGTATTTAAAAATTGACTTATTTAAAACAATTTTCAATGATACTGTAAGAAGGGGTAATCCGACGATAAAACAATCTAAAATAGAGTCAACTATGATTTTAGTAAATAATTTAATAAAAGAAGGATTAAACACTCCAGAGCAAGAGACTGATTTTGAAGAATCTGATACTGATGATGATTCTTTTGCGTCTGATGATGAGTAATACTATATCGTAGGTATGAATTCCCAGTTCAACTCTTCACAAATCTTCTTCCAAACAGAATCTTGCTCTATTCTCTTTTCGCGATCCTTCAACATAGGAAAGTGTTCCAAGTATTGCGTTTCTCCAAGCAACTCGCACAACTTGTAAGCCGTGTAATAATAATTCAAGAAATTGACACGATCGTCCGGACAAAATTTTGAATAAGGTGCCTGCAACTCCATAAACAAATTGAATAAAGTCTCCTCAAATTCTTGTGTCATAACTGGTGGTTTGATTCCCAATTTATCTTTTATAAATGGAATATGCTCATAATATTTATTATATCCCAACTTTTTCAATATTTCTTTGGTTTTTATATTAGTAAT